AATACTCATGGCCGATTCCCCGCTGTAGTTAATACTGGTTGCGAGGTGCCGCGCTGATTAACAGAGGCCGTCTGCTGAGGATTCTTTTGCTGAGCTTCCTGCAGCGTGACCTCTTTTGTCCGGGCAAATCGGATTTCCTCGAAAGTAATGTCCACTACAAGGGCGCTTTCCGTGTCGACGGTAGAAGTTGTTTTTAACTTCGTGATGATCACCGCCGGATACTGCTTCTTGCCGGTAGAGAGCGAAAACGGCTCCCGTTTGGCCTGGAGCTCCAGCAGTTTTTCATAGACGTCTTTCGTCGTTGTCAGACCCTTAAATATCGAAAAATCGAGAATCGAATTTAAGAGCCTTGAGGAATCGGACCAGCCGAACTGGCAATTAATCACCGTCGGCATCTGATACGCATGATCCGAAACATTCGCGCCAGTATCGACCGGATGGCGCGTAACCACGACCTCGTTTTCGTGCTCCTCGCTAACCACGACGTCCGGAATAATTCCGGCAAATTCTCGTTTTCGGCCTAGAAGCAGAGCCTCCAGGCTATACGGTAAAGAGGGCATATTTCCTCCTTAGCTAAGATTGCGCTGGCCGTACCGGTTCTGGGCTAGCAGGGTCTCATGCGCCACAGCCTGGCCGACTGCGCGCGGATTATCTGCGCCGTTGATCGTGATGTTTTGGTTCACGACGACACTGCCCCGGGAAGGAATTTTGTCCCGCTCGTTGACAACCTTGGAGCGCCACTGTGATTGAGCGGCGGCGAGCACCTCTTTATCAAAAGGGGCACCCTCAAAATACTGAGAAGCGCCCCGGAAATTCTCATGCTCCGTGATCGACTGCATGAGTGCCTTAAGCACTCGTGG